CGTTTCTTTCATAATAATATCTAGTTCCATGATAAAACCCCTTTCCGCCGGTTTAGGCTAACCGGCAACCATTTTTGATTTTACTGTTCGTCTATCATATCCTCACCGCTATTGGCATATTGTCAATCATTTCTTGTAATTTTACGCCATCCGGTTCTTCGCCATCTTCAAACTCCCAATTTTCAAACATCCATGTTTTGTACAACTCAATTGCTTCTTCTTTTGTGTTTGCTTCGATATAGTCCCCGCAAACATCATCCCAGCAATCATTAATTAACACTTCGATTTTAAATTTTTTCATTTCTTTGTTCCTCCTGTTTGTTTTGTTTGTTTAGTTCTTTGTAACAAATACATTGTATCACATGTTTGTTAAAATGGCAATCATGCAAAATTTAATCACTTTTAAAACTGTAAAAACCGCATATTTACGCCATTTCTAAAGCATAGCCATTTTTTCTTGATGTTTTTTAATGCCATTTTAAATCATTTTTGAGTTTATAGTTTTTTTATTAATAGGTCAAACGTAGGTCAAAATGCTGTATTTATGCGGTTTTGAGCGTACAAGTTTTTTACAAATCAATAAAAAAAGCACACGCCATATAAGACGTGTGCAAAATGTGAACAAATGATATTTAAAATCCCTTGGAAGTGCCTATTTACGCGATAAAAGACAAACTGTTTCGACGTGCTGTGTATGTCGAAAATGTACGATTTTTAAAGCCTTGTTTGTCTTTAAACGCTGTAAAATAGGCACTTTAAACCTTTTTAAATTTATCAATTATCTGCTTAACCTTGTCGTAGCCAACCATAGAACCGCACCAGTTGGCAAGGACCATAAAAACGCAATAAAAGGCGTATAGGGGCGTCAATTCGATTTTAGCATATAAACTGTAAAACGTCATTGCAAACACGCTTAAAAAGACGGCTACAATTAACGTGACCACGTTCCCTATATATGCAACGCTGATACTTTTCAAAAACTTCTTTACTGCCTCGGTCAGCAGCGGTGTGCAAACTTCCAGTACCGAAAAAATAATTAAAAATGCTGTAATATCCATATTTTCCTCACTTTCCGAAAGCGCCGATTTGTACGGCGTAAACAAAAAAACTGATTAATGTCGCTGCAATCGTACCTATAAGCCACTTAATCGCTGCATTTGTGCCGTCAAGCGACTTACACAACTGTTCAATCCTCGCCGTTAATACTGCACTTGTCTTTTCGATTTCTCGCAGCCTTTCCGCATGGTCATTAATGCGTGTTTCATGCTCTTTTACTTCGTTTTCAAGCATTTCCTCGTTCATCTCTTACCCCCTCATCAGCTCTCGCCAGCTCTCAACGCCACACTCGCCGTCAATTGTTAGATTATATTTTTTCTGAAACTTGCAAAGTGCCTTAAACGTTGCACTTCCGAAAGAGCCGTCAAGCGTCAGATTTGCGCCGTAGCAGTTCAACCTGTACTGTAAAATTGCTACTGTGTCGCCGTTTGCGCCCTTTTTTAACAGTGGAAGTTTTGAAAGCGTTTCACTTTCAACAATTCCGTCAACCTCGGCATTTATCAATGCTTGTGTGAATTTTATAAAGCCGCCCTCGCCACATAAAACCATGACAACATGGTGTCCGGCACGTATAGGCATATCGCCACTTTTTAGGCAGTCAAACGTGCTTAAAACGTTAAACAAACCTGTGTCCTCGCAGCAGTCCGCAAGACTGCCGGTGTAAGCGTCAGAACTGATTAATGCCCTTTTATAAGCAAAGTTAACGCATACTGCGCACGTTTCACTGCAATCTGTGTTGCATGGCTTAATCTCGCCTATCCGGTCAACGTTCCAGCCTATGCGCACCGCCTCACTATAAAGGCTTGTGCGGTCCAGCTGGCCGTAACCGATATTGTTGTTAATGCAGATTTTTAACATTGCTTTGGCGGCAATCTGCGCCCTGTAAGCGTCTTTAAAGCGTATCAGCTCATTTTGATTGAAATTGTAATAGTAGCCTAGTCTTACCTCGCGCCCGGTATTGTCGCCTTTTTCTCCGTCTTTTCCGCCTGTTTCCGAACTACTCGCCCAACCGCACAAAACGCCCATTTTATGCCCCTTTCTGCCTTTTTTTACGGCAACAAAAAAACGCCCTTTTCAAGCGTTTTAGTTTAGTGATAGTTAACTTTCTGTTAAATCATACGTTACTTTCATGGTTTGGTTTGCTGTCTTTGTGACTGTTGTAAAGTTGTTGATTGAGGCGAGGTAGCACTCGTTAAGGAAATACCTGCGTATTGATGAACCGCCTCCGGAATTATTGCAGTAAAATTCGTATGCTTGCAGTCCATCGAAAATTTTGTGATTTGTGAAATAGTAATTATAGTCCCAGTCTGTTGTTAGACCTGTTTTTCCTGCCCCAGTATGTACCGTGTTTGAACTATCAATCCATTTTCCGTCACTCTCCCCAAAAATCACGCCGTTAAAGCATTGCACCCAACCAGATGTACCGTTTTCAATTCGCGTGTAGTTCTCCGGCTGTGTAAGGCTGATTTTATACATAGCAGAGTAGCCAGTTATGATAAAATTCCCTGCGCCGTCAAAGTCGCTGTAAAAGTGTCGTGGCAGTATATAGCCATTACCAATGGTTACTTCCCCTGCCGGTGCCATATTTTCGTTAGTGTAAGTTATTTGTCGGTCTTGGTCAACCGCCCATGTTGTACAGTTTATATCAATGTAATCAACAACTGCATTGCCGCTTTGGTTCATGGCATGATTAAATCCGTATATATGGCCGCGATAGTAACCAAAAGTAAAATAAGTACCTTGATTTTTAAAATTCGTTGCGGTTACTGTATGTGTCGAAATAAGTTGACAGTAACTATAATTAGCGCCGTTCGGATTGAAAAGTCCGATGTTTAAGATGTTCCCTTTGTACACATAAATTTTAATCTCGCTTAGATTGCTCCAATTTGGCAAAACTAAATAAATTAAATTGTTTGCTGTGTCAAACCCGGCTAAAGTATTGTAAAACAAGTAATTTAAATCTGATGTATCGCTGCTTGTAAAAATTGAGCCATCTACGCCCAGCGATATCATCGGCGCACCCAGTCCATCAGTTGAGCCATAAAAGTTATACCCAAAGTCTGCGGAAGTCAGCGCAGCGGCGCATATATTGCCGTTTGCTTGGCTCGTAGAAAAATCCCATACAAAGCGATAACCATTAGTAATTGCCTTGCTTTCGTTGACGTTTAAGCTGCCCCTGTGCGTGTCTGTGCCGCTGTTAACCTTGTTGCCAGCATATCCAACAATACCTGTTGACGGCGCGTATACGTTTGTAACATCTTCGGTCAGTTTTTGACTGTAAAGCAGCAGTCCACCTATTGCATTTGGTACGATAGGAAACTGCGCCGGATATTTTACACTTCCGTTGTATATCGCGCCCATGAACCCAGAGTTCAGTATCATTGAGATTGCATTTGTGATCATGTTGTCTTTTTGTATTGCTATTTTTGAACCGCTGTTGACGTTTGTCAACTCAATTTTGGTATTTCCGTGAAGTGCCATTTTTACCGCCTCTCTAATTTAAAAAGTCAAGATTGATTGATGTGAATGTCGTTGTTACTGCAATTCGTATCTTAATTTTTCCACCGGCTGTGATTTTTTCAGCCCATGCCGTAGTACCTATTGCCGCCATGTCTGCGGCTGTCTGTCCGCTGTTTTCCTCCGTCAAAGTAACCCACGCACTGCTCACATAGCTTAACCACGTTGTGCCGCTGTCGAAACTGTAAGCGAAAAGCGTTGTATCTGCTGCAATCGCTGTAATCTGCTCCAACCCTAGTATCGTACTGTCTGTAAGTTCAATATCGCCTGTGTAAATCATCTGTGGTGTTGTTGCCGCTGCATTGACTGTAAACACGCCGTCTACGATTGTTGTATCAGCTGCGCTGTAAGTCATATCTGTATATGTGCTGTCAATTAATAAGTGTGTCATGACCTTATTAAAGGCGATTGTATCCGTTGCACCGTCAAACGTTAACAGGTTACTGATTTCAATTGTGCTAAAGGTTTCTGCAAACGTTGATGTTTCCGGTGTTTGCGTGTCAATGCTGCACGTGTTCGCAAGTGTAGTTAGTGTCAGCAAATTGCCGATTTCTGACGGTGAAAATGTGCCTTTGAAAGATAAGTTGCCGTCCCACTTTGACGTTGACGCCAAACCTTGCGCGAAAATAACCGCGTCAATTGTGCCTTTTGCAATGCTTATTTTTCCAGAGTCTGTCGCTGGCGTGACTGTATCATAAGTTACTGTCTTACTTCCTGCCTCAACTGCTGTCTTAATCGCTGCAACCGCGTTGTCTAGCGTTTTTCTCGCAGCAACCTCACTTCTAAAATCGCTTGCAAAGTATTCAAAGTTTAATATTACTGTTACTTCGTGTGCCTCGCCAGCCGCACACGTTAAATGGTTCATGGCTGTCAACGTATGGCTGCCGCGCAGCAAGTATTTCTTGTAAGCGGCGTATTTACTGCCGTCTACGTAGGTGCTTATGCAAACGTTGCCGTCAAGCGTTAAGTCGATCGGTATCGTGTATATCAGTATAGGCGTTGTTGCCGCGTTTGAAGTGTACTTGATATAAATCACATCTGTTTCATCAGTTGAAATGCTAAATTCTTCTGTATTTGTGTAGGTATAGACTGCAACGCTGCCATTTGTTGCCGCCGACTGTAAGCCGCTTAATGCCTTGTCTGTCGCTGTCCGTGCCGATAGTAAACGTGGATTTGAACCAACGCCCTTAATCTGCATTTTGCCGTTGACGTTTAAGGTTAAGGCAGTAATGCAGCTGATTGACGCGTTCGCAGAACCGCCAGTAAAACTGATACAATCTCCGCAGTCCAACGCCGGGTTTATAGGAATTTCAGCTGAAAAAGGCGTGTAAGATACGTTAATTCCTAAGCTTTTAGTGATAGCTGTAAGTGACGTCATGGCGTTCTCGCGGTTAGTGTACTGTACAAGTGGATTTGTGCCTAAATCAAGCGTTAAGCCTATATCGCCCCTGTACGTTGATATATCGTACATCTGGCGTACTATATCGTATCTTTTAACTGTCCTTATGTGCGTGGTATAGTCGCTCAACGTGAGTGAAAAACGCTTGTTTTGTGGAATTTCAAGCAATGATGTTGATTTGTACGTTTTCAAAACCAACTGCCCTGTGCGGTCGATTGTGGCAACGCACGCACACGCCTGCGCAACGTATGACACTAAATCCCTGTACGTGCTGATGTCGTTTGTGGGATATACGCCTAGGCTCATCTTGCCGTTTGGCAACGCCTCCACTTCGTCTTGCGTCATGCCAAAAGTCACACCGCACTTGTCACACGCCAGCGTCAGCATGGCATAAGGTAAACCATAAGTCTGCCCGCTGTACTCATCATCTAACTTAACCATATTGTCATACGCTGTGAATTGCAATATATTCGCGGTGCGCGTACATTCCGATATATTAAAAATCCCAAGCGGTACATCTTCACTTTCGGTATCAGACAGCCACAACGTAAAATAAAGGCTGATTGTGCCGCCGTAAGTGCTGTATCTGTCTAGGTCTTTAACATACAAGGATATTTTAAGTTCGCTGCTGTATACAGTTCCAATGTTAATATCATCAGTTCCGCAGATGTTTGAAGTAATTGAGCCGCTGCCCTGTACAATCGCTGAATTGCTAAAGGGAATTCTTACCGCTCCGTCTTGGTTAGTCACTAAAAACCCATGATAGCTATATTTGCGGCAGTTTTTGGCTATCGCAGTTTTAAAACTGTCTGAAACTTCATACATACGTTTAACCCTCCGCCATATCCGCCAATGTGAAAGTAACAGTCCACAAAGTGCTGTATTCCGTATCTCCGGCACTCTGCTGCCTAAAGTCTTTTATATAAAACGCGTTTGTTTCCGCCCCATTGCGCCCTAGGTACTCAACCGTCAAGCTGTCTTTAGCCAAAAAATCGCTAATTGTTTTCAGCCATTTTTTAGTCACTTGCATGCTCACGCTAATGCTTGGTATTGACTGCCTTACGCGGTCACGCTGCGTTGTGCCTGCCTCCGTGGTATTAACGATTTCATAGTCTGTAAAATCCACGCTGTACTGTGTCGGCTGCTCAATCTCCACGCCGTCTATCTTCAAAAATCTGTTGTATATCATGCCCTGCCTCCACTTCTAACGGCATTGCGTTTTTGTGCTGTGATGACTGCCTCATCTATCAGATTTCCGCCCACATATACCGGTATAGTCATGTTGCCGTTGTTGCCGGATTGTACGCTTGCTGTTAACGCTGTGATTGCCTTAATCAGTTCACTTGTACCGCTTTCCTCTCGTACAATTTTTCTTAAATCGTCAAGTGCGCCTACAAACTCCGGTCTTTTTTCGCCCACACCGATGACTGACGGGCTGTCAAACACGCCGCCCTTGTCGTACCAGTCAACGCCTAAATATGGCACACTTGGCGGGTTTAAAGAAAAACTGCCTTGAATTGAAAAGTGCGGAAGTGCAATGTCCGGAAAATGCCAGTCAAAATTAAAAATAGATTTCACGTTGTCAACGACACCTTGAAAAAAGTCGCCTATGCCGCCGAAAAAGCCTTGTACTGCGTCAACGGCTGCACTCGCGCCGGCGGTCAACGTGTCCCACATTCCACCGAAAAAACCTGTCACGCCGTCAACAATGTCACCAAAAAAGCCTGTAATTCCACTCCACACGTCGGTGACAAAATCATAAGCAGCTTGAAAGCCATTTGTTATTGCCGAAAACAGACCTGTAAAAAAGCCGGTAACTGATGAAATGATATTGCTGAAAAAATCAACGATTGCCGCCCACACGCCAACAGCAAAGTTAAAAACGGTCTGAAAAACGCCAGCTATTGTTGTGCCTAACTGCACGAAAAAGTCGCCTATACTGTAGATTGCGTCAACTATCGCCGGCGCGACTATATCAGCGAAGAAATACTTTATATCGTCTATGTTTGCAACAATCGTATATATCGCATATCCGACTGCTGCAATGGCTGCAATTATCAGCGCAATAATTCCCAATGCCGCGCCAGCTGAAACGCCCAACGCCGCGCCGATTGCCTCCAACACGCCACTTATCGCACCGCCTGCCGTTGAGATTGCTCCGGCTGCGTTGCCGACAAAGGTTATTATTGAGCCAATTGCGGTTACTATTTTTCCGACAACAATTAAGACTGGACCCAACGCTGCGACTGCAAGACCGACTTTTACTATCATGTCTTTTTGCTCATCAGACAAAGAACCGAACCATGCTGTGAACTGCTTTAGCCCGTCTGTTAAAGATTGAACAATCGGCAGTAGTGTACTTTGTCCGGCGGCTGCCAAATCTGCGCCAGCCTGTTTTAAGTTGTTAAGCTGTACTGTTGCTTGGTCAATTGGATCTAGTGTCGCGTCAAAGGTGTCTGTAACTGTCGTGCTGTAAGATTGCAAGTCACTTGACAACCCCTCCAGCGAAAAACGCCCTGTACTGCACATATCAGCGAACTTATCAGCTGCCTTGTTACCAAAGATTTTTACTGCCTGTGCGTAGTCCTCTGCGCTTACCTCGCCGTCAGACAGCTTGCTTACAATATCTTTTAATCCATCTGATACTGATACGCCCTCTTTCTGCCAGTGCACCGCCGCTTTGGTCATGCCAGAAAGTGCCGTTGCGCTGTCAACCCCGGCAGCCTCAAAGTTACCTAACAGAGAAATACTCTCTCCGACTGACAACCCCATATCACGCAATGTTGAGCCATTTTGTGATATGATGTTTTCAAGGTCGTCTACTGATATGCCGGTGTCCTGCGACACCTTTGTGAGTTTACCCAGCACTCCGGCCATGTCGGAAGTTTTCAACCCGAACTGATGCATTAAGTCAGATGTGCTGTCAATTGAAGTGTTTAAGTCGGTGTCATTGATTTCTGCAAATTTAATGAACTCGGTTGACAAGTCTTTTAATTCCTTGCCTGTTGCCCTAAAACGCGTGTTTACTTCTCCGACTGCAACCCCTGCATTGTCAAAAGATGTAGGAATTGTTGTTGCAATATCTGATACAATGTCCTGCATATCAGTTAATGCCTGTCCTGTTGCGCCGGTCTTTTTAACGACGGCATCCATTGCGCCGTCGACCTCTTGAAATGCGGCAACTGACGCCGCGCCGACTGCCACAACTGCCGTTGTTGCGTACTTCGTTACTGTTTCGCCTGCACTCGATATTTTCGAGCCGGTATCTTTTAATTTCGTTCCAACCTGTGTTAATTGCTGCTTTGCAACGCTGCCAAAGTTCTTATACTCATCTTCTAACCCCTCAAGTTGACTTTCAGTAATTGCAATTTCACGCTGCAATGCCTCAAATTCGCTTTGCCCGATTTCGCCGTTCGCAAGCTGTTCTCTTGCCTGTTTTTCGGCTGTTTTTAACGTTTCGAGTTTATCTTTTGTTTCGCTTACGCTT